AGCTTCCCAAATAGGATAGAAGTGCAAACCAATAGCATTAGAAGATGGAACGACAGCACCAGAAATGATGTTGTTTCCATATAGAAGTGAACCAGCAACGGGTTCACGGATTCCGTCGATATCGACAGGAGGAGCAGCGATGAACGCTATGATGTAACAAGTTGCAGCAGTGAGGAGGGTAGGGACCATCAGTGTTCCAAACCAGCCAATATAAAGGCGGTTGTTAGTTGATGTTACCCACTCGCAGAACTCGTTCCATCCGGATAGCGAACTCTGCTTTTGTAGAGTTTGGGCCATTTAAGAATAAGAGCGATTTTATTTGTAACTTGTAAGATGAGAGACATTATAACCCCCTGGTCTCAGTTAGGGGAATGAATATGGGTGGAGTATTCCTGTGAGGGACCACTGAATAGGGGGAACAAGTCCTTGCCACCCAATTTATTTATTGTAACAGAATATAAAGCAAGTGTCAAGGATTGACACCAGATTAAAAACTGTCTAGAATCGGTTTGTTAGGTTTGATGGGAATTACTTAACTATTTTCTTTAATCTTACCTATTAGATTTTTTATCTTACGTTCTTTTTTGATCGGATCATATGCTTTTTTAACATTAACATCAATTACAGGATTACCTGTGGATGGCATTGCTTCTGCACTATGTGGATCTAATTTATCATGCTTATAATGTTTCCCATACTTTGGATGCATACCAGTATTCGGATCTAAAGTTGGTGATGGATCTTTAGGATATTCGGGAGCAATATTTGTACGTAGTTTATTAACTAATGTATCAATTTTTTTACCACCATTTTTTTTATAATTTTCATACATAAGTTCTAAACTTTTATCAAACTCTGCAGACATTATCTCATTAATTTTTTCTTGTTTCTCTTTACGTCTATCTATTGTTAAATATGTCCAATGATGTTCTGCAGCACCAACTAACTCTAGAACCTGGTTCTTTGTTTCTTGAGAGGCTCTAATATTTTTATAATAATCTTTTCTCTGCCATATATTTGGTTGTGGTTTATATTCTTTTGGTACACTAGGAATTTCCATCATTTTATTTCCAACTGATTTGTTTTTTCTACCAATTGGTTTTACTTTAAACTTCTTCGGAAATTCTGGGACCTCAAATTTTTTCTTTACGTTTTTAAATATATTAGTCTTTTTTGATTCTGTTAATGATTCCTTAATACCTTTACTTTTGTCAAGTTTAGACATCAACTTATCTAAATTTTTCTCAAACTTAGGATCTTTAGTTAAAGTTATAAGACGATCAACCATGTAATCTTCTATTTCTTTATTAGTAAGATTACCAGATGTTTTTTTCATATTACTTGTAATATTATTTTTAACTAAATTACGAATAATTTCTGGTAGATCTACTGTATCTAAGTTTTGTTCTAATAAAGTATTACCTTGTAATTCAAAAGCATTAAAAAAGCGGTCTTTACCAACGGCGCGTGAAGTTCCTGTACTATCTCCCCACTTAGTTGGTGGAGCTCCATTAGGTTGAACTACCTCTCGACCAGTTCTATCTCTTATTCTTCCAGATGCCTCTTGTTTAAAAGGTCCGTTAGCTTTGTTTACAAAATCTGGCAAATCTCTAGGATCTACTTTAGTATCACTTTTTGATTTGGGTTTGCCTGTAGGGTTATCATACGTTTTGTTTGACTCTTTATTTTTTATTTTATGTGTGATTCGTTGTTGTCCTCTTCCTCCTGGTCTTTGCTTGCCAGTAAATTTATTAATCGTACGTCCACCTCTTAAAACAGTCTTTATTCCCCTAAGAACTCTTACCGCACCTAATCCTAAACCACCTAAAACACTACTACCAAGTTCAGGAAAAAGAAGACCTGCCAAAGAAATAGCATCTAAAACCAGTAATCCAGCATCAACCATATCCCATAAATTATCCCAATCAAAACCGTCATTTTTATTTTTATTTAAACTTAATGAGAGATTATCATCGGGGTTTCCACCTTTTTGAGTTCCTGGTTCATATCCAGTAGGTGGTTGATAACTCGTTGGTTTAGATGTTCCTGTAATAGTACAATAATATCTACCATATGAATCTGGAGTACTTGATGGTGGACCAGGATAAAAAGCACGATAATCATTATACCTGTCAGTATTCTTAAACCATACTGCTTGTTCAAGGGTCATTTGACCATAATCAGTAAAACCAGTTTCTCCATCCCAATCCTCAAGTTCACCAGTGATTCTTCCAAGATTCACCATCTTCCTATCTTCTTGGCGAATATATCCAATCTGAGTATAGTTTGCCCATGCGTACCACATTGCTGACATGGGGCCCAAAATATATGATGTATCTCCAGGAGGTTCAATAGTTCTTATAGTACCGTCTCCTTCAAATAATCCAGTTGTATCTTTTCCATCATAACCAGGTTCACCATCTCCATCCTGATTAAAGTTTGCTGGACTATCAATAGGACCTGGTACTTCTGGTGGTGTTACTTCTGATCCAGGAACATCAACATACAAGCCTGTTGTATGATTAGTTGGAAGTTCTGTAAGAAGTTCTAACTTTTCATCAATTGATTTATTTTTTAAATGCTTCAGTGCTCTCGTATATTTATTCGTGGACATAGTATCCCTATATTGAAATATTTATCTGCAGAGTTGCATCAGGATATTCAACACATCCTTCTGGCCATCCAACAATGGTAATTCTATTGTGTGTTGCATAACTATTTACCATTTCAATACCATGGGGAACTTTAGGATTAATCCAAACAAGTCGATTTGGTTTTGGATCAATTTTTTCCACATCACAATTTTGAAATAATAAATTTCCTCCCCAAGAATCTTCCCATGTTGGATGGGCATAATATACAAATCCACCAAAATCAATATGATATCCAGTACCTGAAGATTCTCTATCAAGATTTGGGGGAAGTGTATTAATGAAAGACCAAGTTTTTAAATTAGAATTCCAATGTTCTTGAAAAAAATCTAAAGATTTAAGTTTTTCTTTTATCCATTCAATACTAGTTGTATAAGGTTCATCTCTATTTTCAACAAAAATATCTGTGTTCAAATACTCAGACAAATTTTCTTGAATCCAATTCCATTGATCATTGGATAGAAAATCATCAATAACTATTGCTGCTGTCCTAGTAGACATTGATTCGTATTTTTAGTTATTTATTTTATTGTAAACTTATAACCTAAATAGGTACGAAAGAATCAATGAGACCATGAAGAGAATTCTTCCATTAATCATGATTTTGATGGCAGCGCCTGCAGCAAATGCAGGCGGTCTGGTTCATAAAATGTCTTCAAGTGTTCAATTAACAGTTGACTCTGCTAGAACCACTGCAACAAGACTAGGTTCTCAATATAGTGTGTCTGGTTCTAATGTAAGTACCACTGACGGAACAACAGCAGGAACAGTTTCCACCGGTGCTATTACCAGTGGAATCATGGCTCCAGGAAATATTGCTGCTTCACAAGCAACATCTGGTGAAGCATTTTCATTCAGTCAATCTTATCTTCAAGGTGATGCAGTTCCTACTGCTGCTCCTTCTGTAGGTGCTGTAGGCAACTTTTCTAGTCAGACTTCTTTTGCTGCTGGAACTACCAGTACCCTTGCAGGTACTGTAGCTACTGATGGTGGTCTTGCTTTAACCGCTGGCGGAGCAGGTACTTCGGCTACTGGACAGTTTGTGTCCGAAATCACTGTTATAGATTAATATTATGGGTAGATTGCAAGAAACAATCAGTCTGGGATTGGTTCTTGGTTTAATTGATTGTTTAGTACAACCCGCATATTCTGTTCCGGTTGTGCCAAACTTCACCCAAGGATCAATGACTAGTCATACCGAAACTACCTCTAAAGTGACCGAAACGATTAACTCTATAGATTATTCAACAGGATGGCAATACTCAACAACTGGCAACAACGTTTCCAACAACGGACAATCACTAAATCCGAGTACAAACCAATCATCGGTGGTAATAAGTCCTCTTGGAGGGACAGAGGGGCAAGTAACAAGTCCCAACTCCAGTCTAAACTTAAACGGACAAAACTTTCAAATAGAAAATCCTGGAGAAGCATTTCAGTTTACTCAGTCATACAAAGGGCCTGGAGTAACAAATCAAACTGTAATTCAAAGAATGACAGAGGTCACAAGCGTAACAGATACCACAAGTATCTTTACCCAATAATTTCATTATTAATTGCATCCCCAGTTAGTGCTGCTGATGTAGGAGGTGTTTCTGCAACAGCAAATCCAATCGCAAATAGTTCTGGTTCTGTAACAAATCAGGCCATCCAAGTTTTACAGGGACCATACATTACTAACACATACGGTGGAGGTATCAGTTGTCAAGGACCAACTGCAAACTTTACTCCATATATTACTCATGCTCGTAGTGATAAAGATCCTTTTGAAGACTACTATCTAGAACCACAATATGATAGTAGAGACTTTAACGGACAATTAGTAGAAATTCAAAAAAGCGTTAAGAACTATCCTTGGGAATCTTGGTATGATGATCGCACATACACAAATAGTGATGGAGATGAAATTCGTGCTATTGAAGATGGTGCAGACATGACAATTACTACCATGGAAATGCAACCTGACGGAGTTCCTGATAATCCAGGTGATGTTCTCTGGCAAAAACCTGTAAGGACAGGAATGTCAAGAAACTATAGTACCAGTGTTGGACTATCTGCCACACTATCTCTACCACTTGATGGTGGACTGCAAGCACGTTGTAAGGAAGCAGCAGATACTCAGATTTCTTTACAAAAACAAATTCATGCAAATAAAAGATTAGATTTTGAAATTGCAAGACTTAAAAATTGTGGTGAACTTATGAAAAAGGGAATCAGTTTCCATCCAAGAAGTCGTTATTCTTCAATCTGTTCTGATGTTGTAGTTCAAAATATAACCCACATTAAATCCCATGCACATACAATTCCAAAACCCACTACTTCTTCATTGGACGAACAGAGCGTAGTGCCTTTACAGACTGATTCCTCTGACGCTGCTCAGCAATCTTCTCAGATACCGACTGTGGCGGGATCTTCTTACCCCGTAAGGTCGCAACCTTCTTCATTACCTTCTTCACAGTCGGTTTCACAACCTTTAACAAAAGGTCAGCAAGAGGTTTTGCGAGCAGTGCGGAACTCGTCGCTACCACAGCAATTGAGGCGGTAGTTGTAACCATACCTGCTGATGGTATATTCTGTATGATCTGATCAGGTATAGATAACTCTTCAAATACTGGGAGACATTCTTTACCAACCATCTCATAACCAGCAATCTTTTTATTACCCTCTAGGATCTTTCCTATGGGGTCTTTTAATTGCTGCACTCTAGTAGGACACTGAGGCATCGATGCCTCAGTCTTAGGCACTGTAGGTGCTTTAGGTGCATCAGGTGTCGATTCAATCGGTGGTTTAATTGGAGGTGGTTCTGGTGGTTTTGGTCTTTCTAGTTTAATTTTATTTCTATCATAATCAATTGGTCTAAAGGAAGGAGTTCCTGCATCACAAAATGTTCTAACATTTTTAGGATCTTCATCCTTTAGAGATTGATTTTCATTACTATCAACATGCGATTCAACACACCCAGGCATATTCACAATAGGAGTACCCACTTGTGTAGTAATGGGTGGATATATCGGAATTGCCATAGGAGGATCTGAAGTCATCCATCTCGGAGACTCAGGAACACTTATATTAACTATATCTAAATTATCTAAATTAATATCCTGTATTGGCATTTAGTCAACGAGCGTACCATGTGCTCTTCTAATTTCTCTCAATTCTTCAAAATTTTTCTGTTTAGTTCCACCATCATACTCCCAAGCATAACCCTCCGTAATCATTTGTTCATTTAAAGAAACAGTATCCTCACCAATATACAACCAACCAAGAAGTCTGCCATACTTCCCCATGCCACCGACAAGTTCAGTTCTAATAGTGAGTTCTTCATCTCCTGCAATTGTGTCCTCCAATTTTGCTTTCATCCAATAAGTAGCATCTATTCCTAATGCTTTCTCCTCAAGGTCTCTTGTCCTCTTCTCTGGCGTATCAACACCTGCAATTCTTACACGTTCTTTCTTGAATAAATCGAATCCAAGATCGATGGTGACATCTATAGTGTCTCCGTCCAATACCTTGTCTATCGACACTACTCGAAAATTGTAGCAAGACTTCCTGCTAGGGGGGGTCATTGTTCCCATTGATTCCACTCCATTAGTGCTTTATCTATGGCATCACTAGGTTGAGTTATATTCTGATCAATCTCCCATTGTTTAATTTTTTCAGTCAAAATACCTATAGTTTCCTCTTCATCAAATTGTTTTGATTCGACAGCACTTATAAGTCCAACCAATACAAGGCTAGCAGAAATAACAGCAGCAGCACCCCATACCCATCGTTCAAGTTTACGAACACGCTCACGAAGTTCTTTTGACAGTTCTCCAATGTCCTCAATTTTATGTTCCAAAAGTACTATTTGCTGATCTTGACTCGCATCTTTTGTATTGATTTGATCTGGCATAACTCAACTCTTCAAAAGTCCATACAAATTATATAGACAATATAATATTATTGTTTCATACTAGGGATCAATTGATAAGACATTTTGTCTCTCAATTGATTTATACGATCATCATCATATTGTTGAAAATTTCCACGCTTATCAACTTTTTTATAATAATGCAATGCATTTTGAATGATCGTAAAATCTTCCATTGTTAATTTAAAATCCATTAACAATCACTAATCATTGAATTAATTGTAGATCCTGATGCAGATCCAAGATTTTGTCCCAAAAGTAAAGCCCAACCAGATACTAACCATCCCACATAAGGGATGTTAGCAACCGCAGGAACAACAAGACCAGCACTAATTGCTGTTCCTGCCATCGCACCTTGACTTCGTGCTCCAGCGTCCGCCACTATGCACTCTAAGTCTTTTGCAGACTTTCCCTCATTATCTAATGTAGCACCTCCAATATTTCTTGTTCCTTCCATGGTGAACTGATCTACTCTCCACTCAGATCTTTTTTCAGTATTATTTCCTCCAAAAAATCCATTCCTTTTCTTATCAAGTTCTAAAGATCTTTGTGACTCAAGGACAGTAGGATCATTTGCACGATATTCAATACTATATCCATCTTCCCCTGCTTCTATTTTATAAGAAGAATATGGACCATGAGGAATATTAATTGTGGGAACTTCAACAATATGTTTAGGTTCATATCTAAGTAAATGCCCTAGCACACCAATATGTGCAATTGCCACAATACTACCGACACTAATTGCAGTCCATTTAATAGAAGGTTTCATTTTACATCGGGTATGGAGGTTGATCTGTTACAATTTTGATTGGTCCTTGCTCAACTCTAATAGTCTGAGTAGGTCCAGTTTGAGCTGCAGCTGCAATTAATCTCTCAAGATCTGCTTTTGTGATTCCACCACCAGCAGCGGCACCAGCAGCGGCACCATTCATCTTCATAGTTCCATCACCAGATTTCTTTGCTGTCTGAACTCCAAACGTCGCTAAAACTCCCGTAAAAACGGAGGCTATGAAAGTCGGGTCAATCTTCTGTTGAGGTAATCCAGGAACAGTTACATAATTAAGAGTTAGAATGCCACCAGACCAAACGAGAATCCCCAAACGAACAAAAGTTGAAAGAATGGCAAGATTATCCTCAGAATCTCCTACCCTTTCTTTCAACTTTCCCAATGGTCCTTTCTTTTTAACTTCTTCCTTTTTAACTTCTTCCCTAGTTTTAACTTCTTCGGGCATGAGTAATCAGCAAAGACTACTTTATTTAGAAATATACTTATTCTCAATTAACCATTCGCGTGTCATAGGTGTTGGATCATAATCTGTCCACATAGTTCCTGCAGCACAAGATGCAAGTGCTTTCTGAGTCATACCTGTAGTTTTACCTGCCCATGTTGCTTCTTTCTCCCAAGGAATAGCCTCAGGTTGTAGAATATAAGTTTTCTCTACAATCTTTTCCCAAAGTTTAGGAACATCCTCTTCAGGTAAAATGATAGCAATCATACTATTATCTATAGTTCCTGCCATACAATCTTGTGCCGCATGCCACCCCTCATGTCTCATTACACTCATAAGCACATGAGGACGACCCATGAATGTCTTATTTAAAAAGAAGTTATTACTTACAGTATGATAAACGCCACGATGGCCAGGAGGGAAATATTTTTCCTCTGCTAGAAACACCTTAACTCCGACTTGATTGAGGGAAACGAGCATTCTGTTGAACTCGTCAGCAACAGGATAATAATTACGATTGGGATAATGATTAGCAATATCAAGGACACTAAAGACTTCTTTGACTCCATCAGTGCATTCTCGTAAAAGCATACACCCCATCGAATCCATTGTATAATATCCCTTGGTGATTTTAGAGTCATCAGCAATTGCTGGAGCAGACATAGCAACTGCTGCCAACAGACTCATAATAATTTTTTTCATATTAGAAAGGAAGCGAAATAGATCCAGATGTAGGAGGTATTGAAATAGCATCTCCAGTAGCACCAGGAAGTTCGGGCATAGCAGAATTCATCATTCCTGGAAGTGCTCCTGCAATTGCATCTGCTGCTGCCTTAGCAACGTTTTCTTTTACCTGTTCAACAATAGCATCTCGACGAAGATAAACAACTGTTCCTCCACCGATGATACCAGCAGTTCCAACAAATGATAGAACTGCTAATACGTTAATTACTTTTTGCATGATAGTATGCCTCGTAGTATGCGGCGATGCCGTTACAATTTACATTGCCTTGAGATACCCAATCATGGGCACACTCATATATAGACTGGTTTGTATACTTTGACTTTCTTGTATTATCAAGTTCACTACCATACTTCTTAAGAAGTATGGTGAGTGCCTGTTGGCGAATCTCCAATTTCTGTTTACTATAACGCCAATCTTCGCCAACTTTTAATTCTGTACCCGAATAATTGCCCATTTTAGGAAAAAGTAAATTTCTTAGTATAATCGTATGCATAGTTAGTTCTAGCACCATGAATGCCCCATCCTAACCAACGATAAGCAGCATTCATATAATAACTAACAGTCTGTCCACTACCTTCAAAATAAGGAAGTTGTGTCTGGAAAATATTCTCATTAATCATATAACGAAGTTGTCCGTCTAATGAACTTGGGTTGCAACCATACTTGGTGCAAAACTTCCCAAGATTATTATAACGACCAACAGTGGTCCATTGAATCAATCCGTATCCACCCCTACGACATTGATTATAATTAACTCTTGCACCACCCTCACATATATTAGATTTAAACTCACTCTCTTGCTTAATGTTGCCCATAATAGTGGCAAGAGCATTTCTATCAGTAATATTTGTCCTCTCTTGAATATATGCTAAGGCAATCTTCTCATCAGGAGTACATCCTTCACACTTCCATGATGGAGAAGGGGAAGCAGCAGCAACAACTGTTGCTGATAAGAATTCAAAAATCATTTGACTAAGAATTTACAACAGAATTATATATCAAATGCCAGATTTTATCAACCTACCCTTGCCAAATCATATCTGGCATCTGCTGTGGTCCTTGCCTATTCATAAACATAAGTACCAAGTATCCTAAGAACCATAGAATATTAACAATCCATGCTTGTCTATAAAGATACTTTCTAACACCCATAGAGATACGAATATCACGGGCATCATCAACAGATTGTGGATCTGAATCTGCAAAC